CTGTCGCTAAAGTGATTGAGAAACTGTCTTTGGCTTTCCTTGAAGATGGTAAGTTATCGCAAAATGAGATTAACGCTGCTTTCCAGCAGTCTGTTCAGTTGAAGAATGTGAAGCCTGAGCCTAAAGATTAATAATGAAACCTAAGTTTCTTGTTACTGTTTTCTTTATTTTGACTTTTACTTTTTGGCCTTTGACTGTCGCTCACGCTGACCCTAATGGTTTGAAGGTTGAAGTTTATACTTACGATCCGCAGGCTCTTCCTGAAATGCAACCTTATGAGCTGTGTGATTCTGCTTGGGTAAGTGTCCCTAATATTGATGTTGATTGGGGTGGCGATGTTGTTGCTGACTGCCAGGCTGATTTTGTTCTCATCCATTATTCGGGTTATATAACTTCCCCTGTTACTGCCGATGTTAGATTTCAGTCGTGGGCTGATGATGGTTTCTACATGTCTTTTGATGGTGTGCCTGTTATTGAGAATTGGTGGCCTAAAGGCTGTTCAGGTGATAGTGCGCTTGTTTCTATGACTGCTTATGTTTCAGTGAAGTTTGATGCTTGGTGGTATGAGTATGGTGGCGGTGCTTGTAACCGCTTGTATTGGGATGCTCAAGGTGAAATGACTGCTGTCCCTGATTCTGCTTTTAGTCAAGATGTTGTTTATCCGCCTGTTGTTGCGCCTAGTTTAAGTAAGCCTTTCAATGTTGAAGGTCTAGCTGATGGCACAACTGTTGATTTGGTTTGGAGTAGTTTTGTTGAAGATACTGCGATTGAGCATTATGCGGTTATGTGGACTTACGCTGATAATCCTGGTTGGGGCTTTTCTGCTTTTGAGCCTTCTGCTTCTGTTACAGGGTTACCTGAAGATACTGATGTTGTTTTTAGGGTTAGATCCGATAACGATTCTTTAAGTGTTTATTCTGAATACAGTGATTCGATTACTGTTCGCACAGGCATAAATGTTGTGCCTATCCCTGAACCTACTGACCCGCCTGTTATACCGGTTATCCCTGACCCGCCTGTTATTCCTGAACCCCCTGTAATTGACCCTGTAACGCCTGTTGAGCCTGTTTTACCGCCTGAACCTATATCTACCCCTGAACCTGTTGTTGAGCCTGTGGTTGAGCCTTTAGAGCCTGATTTGCCTATTGTTGAACCTGTTGTGCCTACACCTGAAGAAGCGCACCAGATTTTGCTTGATACTTTGCTGGAAGAAGCTCAAGCCGATGATGTGAAAATACCGGTAGAGATAGCAAACATTCCTGTTTTAGGTGCAACTATTGTGGCTTTGACTGATGCTTTGAATTTTGTTGGAAATGTTGGCGCAGATATGAGTCCTGAAGTTCGGGCTCAAGCGAAGAAGGAAGTTGTTGCTGCCATCGTGCTAACTCAGATTAGCCAATTTGCGACTAGCCAATCTTTGGCTTCAGCTCAATCTTCTGCTAGTGCTGGTGCTAGTGGATCAGGTTCAAAAACAAGGAGAATAAAAGAATGAACTTTCTAAAAGATGTTGTAAATCAGATTTGGACTTTACTAGGTATGTTTATTGCCTGGATTGTGCTTGAAGGAACTGCTAAGACTGTTATCGGTTACTGTATTTTGGCGAGCGTAGGGATCTGGTTTATCACTTATCCGCTTCGTAGAGATAAAGATTAGTCTGTTCGTTCTCGCTTGAGTTTTTGTCTTTGCTTAGGTGTTGTGCCACCCCAGATTCCATAATCTTCAAACATTCCTACTTTTAGGCATTTGTCCATTACAGGGCATCGCATACAGATTTGGCGTGCAGTTTCTACCGCTAATTTATACATGCTGCTTCCGCCATTATTCCCGACTCGACCTTGAACAGAAAATTCTTCAGGAAAAAATACATCAGGCACTTGCTCACATTCGACACCGCCATTATCAATAATTGCTTCTTGCAGTTCAAAGGTTAGGCGATCTATTCTTAGTTTGTCGGCGGTCATAAGTAGAGTCTAGTTATGAGCACAAACAATATAGATAATTTTCTTCCTAACGCTGTGAGCTTAGGAACATTTGTAAATAACAGTCCAGAATGGCATGCACTCAGAAATGAGAAAGGCACTATTTCGGGCAGTGAGATAGGCGCAATTCTTGGACTCTCACCTTTCACTTCTGCTGTAACTATTTGGGCGCAAAAGACCGGTAGATTGCCTTCTAGTTTTGAACCTAATACTGCGATGCGGTTAGGGCAACTTGTTGAACCTGCAATTTTTACTTTGTATTCAGAGCAGAATCCAACTCATCAAGTTGTTGAAGTAGGAACATATGCGCATAAAGATCAGTTGTGGGCTCACGCTAACCCTGATGGGGTTTGTGTTGATGAAACAGGTGAAGCTTATATTCTTGAAATCAAACACACTGCAACTTATTGGGATAGTGTCCCTGAACATTATCGGGCACAAGTTATCTGGTATATGTGGATTACAGGTTTGAAGCGTGCAGTTTTTGCTGTCGTAAATGCAGGCAGATATAACACTTATGAAGTGTTGTGGGATCAGTTTGAATTTGATGCTATCTACCATCGGATACTTGACTTTAGGACACGCATTTATGCTGATGTGCAACCTGACTGGGATGGTTCAGAATCAACTTATGAAACGACTAGAGCATTATCACCTGGTATTGAGTCGCGTGATGAAGAGTTAGGCACTCTCGGTGTAGAGCTATGTAACGCTCAAACAGATTTTGATGCTGCTGAAACACATTTACGCGAAATGAAGTCAAGGGTTATAGGTGCTTTGAATGGTGCTAAGAATGGCACTATTGATGGGCAAGTTGTTGTAACTTTAAGTCAAAGGGGCAATAATGCGCCTTACCTAACAATCAAGAAAGCAGGAAAAAAATGACTTTAGAAGTGCCTTACTACACAGGATTGATTTTGGCTTTAGGTTTTATTCTTATCCCTATCGTGGCTATCACTGTTTGGGGACTAATTCAGCTAGATAGAAAGAAGAAGAAATAATGGCTCAATTTAATTTGGCAGATTATGAAACAGTTGCCGAAAGAATCACTAGGTTCTATAAAGACAACAGCGATGGCAGAATCATAACCCGTAACATTACTTCTGCTACTGATAGACAGATAAGCACTTGGGTTGTGCAAGCCTACATTTATTTGAGTTCAGGCGATCAGGCTGCAAACATTCCTAAAGCCACCGGACTAGCATTTGAAATTGATGGTGCAGGTATGGCAAATAAAACTTCTGCACTTGAGAACGCTGAAACTTCTGCTATTGGTAGGGCTTTGGCTAATGCAGGTTATTCAGGGGATAAACGAGCTACACGCGAAGAAATGTCTAAAGTGAAGCGTGATGTCCCTGTTGCACGAAACTGGGAATTAGCTCTAAGCAACATAAACGACATTGAAGGTTTACGATCACTTTATCTTGAAGCCAAACAAGGTAAAGCCAACCCTAGTATTCTGGAAGCAATAAAAGGTAAGGCTGATGGAATCTCTGGAGTTGCTTCGTAACATAGGTGTCCTATCTGCTCATGTTCGTGAGTTAGGTGAACTTGTTGTTGTGCTAGTTGATGACCCTGTTTTACGCGGTAAAACGCTATCTAGGCTACATGAACAGACTCTCCGCCTAAACTTTATGATCAGTTTTCTCCAAGATTAGGTGTTTTCGCTGTGTCTATGGTTAGATACAGGTTATGGACAAAAAGCGTCGTGAGTCTGCACTCAAAACTAACCTGATTGATTGTAGTCAGTGTGGGCAAAAAGTGCCTTACACAATTTGGGCTAAACGCAAAGAACGCGGTAAAGCTGATTGGGATAAATGTCGCGACTGCACTGCAACCCCTTCTAACGCTGTAAGGACTATACACGCTGTTTTAGGGTTACTAATCTGTTACCCCTACATCGGTGAACTTGATGACCTGTGGCGGCCAATAGATGCTTCTGGGCAACTGTTTCTGCCTGGTGAACGCCTATGCGGGTTGAAAGATTGTGTGAACTGCAACCATGTTATCGGGTTAAAATACGCTAAGAAACCTAAACAAATAACAGACTTCGAGCTGTTAATGAGTATGGTTGAAGTTCAGGATTACAACAAAAGGACAAAGACAAAATGAAACTAAAAATAGGTAGCCTGTTTTCA